AGAATTATTAATAAATTTAACAAAAGATAAATTTATTAATGCAACTGATATGAGTTTATCTACAAAACCATTAATGACTATTTTAAGAAAAAAAGTAGGAATAGATTTAGTTAAAAATCAAGATGGAACATCTAAATTTGTTTTAAATTCTGAAAAAGCTCAACCTTTTAAATTACAAGAAATTAATTCTTTAAGAACGGCTCTTAGATCTTTATCTAAAGACCCTAACGTAGCACCTGGAGTTTTAGATAAAGACATAGCTAAAGTAGTAAGTCAGTTAGATGAGATGATGAAAGGCAAAGAAATGGAAGTAAATTTTGCTGTACAAAAAGCAAAAAATGCAGGAGATAAAATAGGAGAAGAGGCTCAATTAAATGGTTTTAATTTGTTAAGAAACGCAAATAAATATTATAAAGATGGAGCAGACAAGTTTTTAAAAGCTAATGTAACTAATACAAGAAACCAGATAAGAGAAGGTTTTGTAGTTGATTTAAAAAAAGCTACAGAAAATTTTGAAACTCAACCTGAATTATTTAAAAAATTTTTAAAAGACATTACACCTGATGAAGTTGAAGTTAGTTTTTTATCTACTACAAATGCTGATGTTTTTGCTAGACTAGGTTCTTTAGCAAAGGCAGGTGACACTAAAGGTTTTAATAAATTAGCTATAGAAAAAAAACTTTTTAATCCTGATCCTAAATTTAAAGGAAAACAATCAGTACAAATTTTTAGTGACATAGATCACAATTTACCTAAAAGCAATCAATACAAAAAAAACTTATTAGATGAACAAGAAGAGTTAATGAACTCTTATTATCAATTAAAAAACTCTAAAGCTAATCGTGATGGTTTTCTTAACAATGTAAAAAATGTAATTGGTAGAAGAAAATTAGTAGACATTGTTCAATTATCAAAAGATGGAACAGAAACATTAGATGTTAATAAATTTGTTAATCAATATTTAAAACTAAAAAATGCAGGTACCAATAAAATATTTTTTGATGATAATACTGTTAAAAAATTAAATGCTATAGCAAATGATGCAGATGTTTTAAAAAAGTTAGATATTGAAGGTTTAAAAGATTTAAACAAATTAAAACTAAAAAGCACTAATTCTATGGTGGATGAAGTAACAGACGCTGTTCAAAGAGCTACAGATGATGCTAATGATGCTATGTTTATGGCAATTAAAAATGGTAGAATAAATAACTTAGAAGATATAACAACAGGTTTAATGAAAAATCCTGAATACTATCAACCTTTTGTTAATAGACTTAGAACTCTTAAACCAAAAACAGATCCTGTTACAGGTAAAACAGTAGATGTAGCAGAGGATGCTGTTAGAAAATTAGATGGTTATTTTGATGAAGCTACTCAACAATATAATCCGGGCGTAAAAGATTATGCTATGGAAAAAATAATAAAAACAGGTTTTCCAGAAGGAATTACAGACGAACTTGTAAAATCTGGTGATTTTGCAGGTCCTATGTTAAAGGCAATACAAAATCAAAATAAAAATGGTGGGTTAGATACGATTATAGGTAAGGAACAAGTAAAATTATTAAAAGAAGTTTTAGAGACAACAGTTAAAATGTCTGATGCTAATTTAAAAGGTACCGCTGGATTAGCACCTGCTGCTTTTGTGGCTGCAGCAGGATACAGAGCAGTTAGTGCTCCTTTAAGTTTTATTACAGAAATAGGTAAAATATTTCTTATGGGTAAAGCTTTACGTTCAGAGACAGTTTTAAAATCTATGACTACTGCTAATTTAACATCTAGGCAAATGAGAAGAGCTAAAGAATTAGGTGTTAAAATAGACGATTTACAATCTATTAGAAGTAAAGAAATAGATGAGTTTATGAGACAAAATGTTAGAAAGTATACAACAATGGGAACGGTTGAAAGCGTTGGAGCAGGAGGTGAAGCCGTGGGCAGAGAACTTGTAACACCTGCAACAGAAGCTATACAAAGTGAATTAGAAGAAAATGATATACAAATACCAACTAAAAACCAAGTAGTTAGTCAGGCAAAAAACGCACTTAATCAGGTAGAGCAAAATAAATTACTAGGTATCAACTAATGGAAATGGATCCAATGATGATGTGGAATATAATTATAACCGTGGTTCTTGGGCCATTTGCCTGGGCATTTAGTAAAATGTTTTCAGAAGTAAAAAGACTACAAATTTTACTAAATAGAACAAGAGAAGACTACGCAACAAAATCTGAGCTTAACAATGAAACAAAAGAAATAAAAGAGTTAGTTCTTCGATTAGAAGTAAAGCTTGATAGATTCATTGAAAAGCATAATGGTTGAACCTATATCTGCAGCGCTCGCTGGAATTGCATTAGTTAAAAAAAGTGTAGATTTTATTAAGACAAACATCACAGCCGTACAGGATATTGGTGATGTTATAAGCCATGTTGATAATGCTTTAAATGGTCAACAACAAGTTATAAAAGAACGTGAAAAAAAAGGAGCCGATCCGTTCGCTGTTGAGAACGTGGCCAAGGAAGTGATTGACGCAAAACTTGCTCAAGAAGCTTTATATGAAATGAAACAATTAATCAATCATCGTTTTGGTCATGGGACATGGGAGTACATTCTCGAAGAACGCAAGAAACGTATTGATGCAAAAAAGAAAGCCATAAAAATAGCAAAAGCTAAAGCCAGACAAAAACAAGAAGAAATGGTAGAAATGATTAGGAATATAGCTTTAGTTGTAGGTGGTTTTATATTTATAGGGTTATGTGCTTTTTTAGGATACATATTGTTTATATCAAAAGGAGTGGCACACTCAGTAGAAGGAGATGAAAAATCCTGTAAACTATATGAGCCTAAATACTACTTAATTTGTTTATCTGAAGGAAGAGGCTACGCTGATACACAGTTATATTTAGATTACAAATTACAAAAAGATAATTGGATAATAGAAAAAGGAGATTAATATGACACCAGAAAATTTAGATAAATGGCGCATTTGGCCAAGACTACTAATAACGCTATATGGATTTGCTTTCTTTAGAGTTACAGAATGGTTTATGAATTTACCAGATCCAACAAACGCTCAATCTGCATTTGTAAGTGTTATTGTAGGAGCAGGAGCGGCTTGGTTTGGTTTATATTGTAACACTGGTAAAAAAGAATAATATATGGTATTAATAGGACATGTCTTATTTAATATCGAATATCCCACATTTTAAAGCGTGGGTACGAAAAGAATTTACACACAACCATATAAAATATCGTGGCGATTATTTACATGCTTTAGTCATAGCAGTTAATACTATTCCTGATCGTTGTTTATCTTTTCAAGTTGTATTTACAGGTATAGATGAAAAAAAGAATGTTTATGGTGGAGCTATGTGGGCAAGAATGCCAATTACTAGTTTAATTGCCGATGAAACTCTTGAAGAATGGCCTAGTAGAATGGACACACATCTTGCACAACCTTGGGATTGCTCTTCACGTAATCACTCTATTATTGTTATGGACAGAGTAAGTTCTAGTCCTTGGATGTGTAAAATAGGTGGTAAGTTTTTTAAAGGTCGTTATTTGTTTACCGTGGATTATACAGATAGTCATATCTCAGACGATCCTGCCCAACATAAGCAGAGTCATGTACTGCAATTAATTGACTCTGGTTCATGGACTGGTAATATAGTAGCATTACCTAATAACAGAGTTAGGGTAACTAATCCTGCTTTATGGGTTACTGGCGAAGGTGCTCCAGATTTTAGACCAAGCCAATATATTCATACGGCAGAAATACACGATAGTTATACTGACCCTGATATTACATTTGATAACTTATATAATGAGGAGAAATAAATGCCTGGAAATAAAATGAGTAAATATATGGCTAAAGGTGGCAAGTATATGTCTAAAATGGCTAAAGGTGGCAAGTACATGGCTAAAGGTGGTGCTAAAAAAACTACTAAGGTTATGACAGTTGCGCAGATAAGAGCTGCAGCTAAGAAAAAAGGTTATAAATTGGTTAAATCCTAATGGCTGTTAAAAGAAAAACACCTACAAAAAAAAGAAAATCTACAAAAAAAAGTGGATCTAAACCAACTAACGCTGCATTATATGCAAAGGTTAAAGCAGAAGCTAAAAGAAAATTTGATGTTTATCCTTCCGCTTATGCTAATGCTTGGTTAGTACGTACCTACAAAAAACGTGGTGGTGGATACAGGAGCGCATAATGGCTACTAAACCTAAGGGCGGTCTTAAAGCTTGGTTTGGAAAAGGTCCTAAAGGAGATTGGGTAGATATCGGATCTCCAAAGAAAAAAGGCAAGTTTCAGGCTTGTGGTAGAAAGTCAACAAAAACAAGTAAACGCAAATATCCTAAATGCGTACCAAGAGCTACTGCTCAACGTATGACTAAATCTCAAATAACAAGTGCTGTAAAAAGAAAAAGATCCGCAGGTAATGTAGGTAAAAAACCTACAAATGTAAAAACATTTGTTAAGAGAAAAACAAGGAGGAAAAATGCCAGAAAAACTGGATAATATAACAGATTTAATATCATTACATGAGGGCGTAAGGTATCGTGTATATGATGATGCAAACGGTAAAGAAGTAAAAGCAGGTGATACTTTAGTGGGTCATCCTACTATTGGCGTTGGTAGAAATGTAGCGGCAGATGGTATCGGTATTACTAGAGAAGAAATAAATTTTATGTTAATAAACGATATTAATAGAGTAAAAGGTGAAGCAAAAGATTGGATCTTTTTTAACGGTCTTAGTAAAGTCAGACAAGCCGTAATTATAGATATGTTATTTAACATGGGTAGAACAAGATTTAACCCTAGTAAATGGCCTAAGTTTTTTGAAGCTATAGGTAATCACGATTGGGATAATGCCTCAAAAGAAATGTTGGACAGTTCTTGGAGTAAACAAGTAAGAACAAGAGCTGAAAGATTAAGTGGTATGATGAAAAAAGATAAGTGGCCTGCATCTTAAATTAAAGAGTCAAAGTAATATAGTAATTTATCCCCAAATTTCTTATTAACAGTTGTGTTTGTTATTTAAAATACTTTGACTCCAACAACTAAAATAATAGTTTACAATTAAAGATCAAGAACTTTTATTCGCCCCAACTATCGCCCACTTCTACATCAATTTTAGAGGGTATTTTCATTTCTGGAAAACAATTTTCCATATAATTTTTTATCTTCATTGCTTCACTAGATTCGCTAATAGAAAAACAAAGTTCATCATGTACGGTTAACATAGGTAAGTATCCGTTATCATAACATATCTTCATTGCTCTTTTTGTTTGATCAGCACTACTTGCCTGTATAAGACGGTTTAAAGCTTTATAGGTAAAAGCTACTTGATAATTATCTGGATGTTTTTTCTTCCAATCTTTATCTCTATCTTCTAAAGGTGTGTCTAATATATTTTGCCATTCTTCTTCTAACTTATCCATATGTATAGCTTTTTTATATCCACCAAATCCTTTAGGCTCACGCATAGGAAATCTACACTTTCTACCAAAAAGAGTTCTTATCTCTCCTTTGTTTGTAGCCACTCTCATAACAGCAGAAGCCATGTTTTTTATAAAAGGTACTTTTTCATCGTACTCATTTCTAAGTTGTTTAGCTTCATCAAAAGATATATCTCCTAAAATATGTGCTAACTTACCTATACCCATACCATACATAATTCCAAGATTAATTGTCTTAGCTAAACTCCTATCTATGTCTGCTATATCTGCAACCATTTGATGAAAGTCTATATCGTCTTTACTATAACTTGTAACAATCTCTTTTACTTTAGGGTGCTCTTTTGTTTCTGGAGTTAAAGAAGCATAATGCATCAACCACCTTGGCTCTTGGGCACTATAATCTAAACTTGCCCACTTACAACCCTCTTCAGGTAAAAACAGTCCTCGTATCATTTTCTTTATCTCAGGATGTCGTGCAGGCACCTGTTGTAAATTAGGATGACTAGATGAAAACCTGCCAGTAACTGTTCCTCCATCACCAGATCTTAATTGATTAAACTCACAATGTATTCGACCTTTATGTTGATGATTAAGAATAGTTTCTATAAAAGTAGTATTTGCTTTATTGTACTCTCGTATCTCTAATATTTTTTTTGCTACAGGATGTTTATGGTTTTTTAAAAAGTGTTTTGTAAAACTAGGTGCGTTAGATTTTTCTGTTCGTTCATAAGTTAAACTTAGTGCGTCAAATGCTTTTGCTAAACTAGTCGCTGTCCACGGTTCAATGTCCACTCCCGTTTCATCTTTTACTTGCTTTAACAATACATCTTCTTTTCCTTGTAAAAGTTTTTTTGTTTTTTCTGCTTTATCTAAATCAACTCTTACACCTTTTTTTCTCATATTAAATATAATAGGTAATAAAGATAATTCTAAATCTAATATCTTATCGCAATTTTCAAATGATAATTTTCTTCGTAACACAGTCCATAAATCATAAGTTAATCTAGCATCCATTTCTGCATAACTTGCTACTCTAGATGCAGGAAGTTTCCACATATCTTTTTTAGCATCTAAACCATGTTGACTAGCCGCTCTCTTTAGTTCGTCTTCTTTTTTTCTTTCTCCTAAATACGTGTAACCTAAAGCATTTAAACTATATGAAAATCTATTTTCATCTACTAAAGGTGCCGCTATCATTGTATCTAACACTTTGCCCGGAACTGTTATACCTTCTGTAGATAACCAACCTAAATCATATTGAGCGTTATGAAACACTACAGACATACCATGTTTAAGTTGATCTTTTAACCAACGTAAAACTATACTCTTAGATAAATTACCTCCCCCTTCATGTGCTATAGGTAAGTAAGCTTTCCAATTAGAAGTAGCTACTGCAATACCTATTAACCTACCATCGTTCCTGGCCCACCCTGGACCTAAAGTAATTAAATTAGGATCGTATGTTTCTGTATCAATGGATATGATTTTTTCTTTTGAAAGATCTGGTAAGTTGCTTGGTGGTACCCAAGTCTTTTCGTCAAATAAATCTTGTTCGTACATTTATACCTCGTTACCCCAAACATTCCATTCTGGAGTTTTTTGTCTTGCGAATAGTTCTATTCTAGGCAAATCTCCACATAACTCAACTATTTTATCTCTAACACAATCTGGTTTTTTAGAGTGTCTTTGTATTGGCTCATAAACAACTTGATGAACTGCTTTAGATATTCTTTTTGGTTTTCCTATAGTAGCTAATAAACAAAGTTCTGCATTTGCTCTAGTCCAATAACCCATACCCCAAAAAGTAGAAAAACTATCTTCAGGAATAAATGTAACTTGTTTTGTATTATAATTTTTATTTGTTTTAATCCAAACAAAAGCACAAGTCTTATATGTAAATCCCCATCGTTTAATTGTTTCTATTCCTTCTATCAATTTAGGAAATGTAACCCATATTAATAAAACACAATTATCACTAGCTATTTTTTTTACAGGCATACTATAAATATCTTCGTCATTCATAATAGGATATGGTGTAACTAAATCTCCTGAGTATGTTTTATACTGCCAAGGTGGATCTGCATAAATAATATCGTATTTACCTCCGGGCAAACTAATTTTGTCCACAAAACCCCCTGTGAGCTTGTGTTTGAAATAAAAACCCGTTTAAATGACCGCTGAGTGCTTGTAAAAATACTTTGCTTATAATTATACCTTGTTTTTTACTCATAATCTCTCGCTAATATCATTTCACAATAATGTATTGCCTTTCTGATATCTTCAGCCTTACCTTTAGCTTGATGACGACAAATATATTTAATTACATTACCTTCTGCAAACAATAATTTATTTTTGTTTATAAATTGTGAAGGTTGTATTTTAAGGTTTTGGTAATGCCTTCCGCCTTTTGCCCACAAGTTGTTTTTCTTTTTCATGTTCTTCCTTTGTTTTTAATGTAAAGCCATCTCTTATTAAACAAAATAATTTGTCTTCTACTTCAGCTTTTGTTGGTCTAGTTTTAAACTCTAATGTTAAGTTAATTTTATATGTCATATCACTCCTGCATTTTGTAAACCTATAAAGGTATAGATTATTGTATACATAATTAAAAATTCCATGTTGACCTCCTTTTTATCATAATTGGTAATACCTTTCTGTTTGTGGTTGCATAATATGTAAATTCTTTTTCGCTCTTGTTACTCCAACATAAAACACTCTGTGCTCTGTTGATGGATCTCTTTGATATTCTTTGCTTGCCGCATAAGATATATCTGGAATTAATAAGACATTTTCACACTCACCACCTTTCATAGAATGTATAGTACTTAATTTTATTCTTGGTTTCTTAACATTGTCTCCTCTCTTTAATGCATTTAAAACATAGTTTTGAGTTTGCAATCCTATCTTACCTAATACTTGGTGCCATCTATATTCTTTACCCATTTGCAATCCAACACTTTCTTCAAGTGTTTTTAATCCAATAGTTTGATCAACATCAAATTGTCTAAAAGCTTTTGATGTAGGTCCAAAACCTCTTTTAAAACCTTCTCCAACATTCATATAAGAATATAAATTTCTTAAACTTGTTAAGTTTGCTTCTTTACCTTTACATAAATCTTCCCAAGTAAGTATTGCTTCATACATTTTTTTAGGAATACTAGGGTGATCATGTCTACTATAAATCCATCCTTCATCTTTTAGTTGAGCGGCATAACGATCTAATATTCTATTTGTTCTAGCTAGTATAACCCATTCTCCTTCATGTATAGGAGCATCAGATAAATTATAATGATACGTAACAGAACCCTCTTCATTTTTTGGTTCCCATTTTTTTATCGCTCGACCATCTATTCTTGTTACTATTTGTTGAGCTACTTGCCACACTGCTTTAGGAACTCTATAACTTTGAGTTAAAACTCTTTTTTCTTTAGTTGCGTTTAAAAAACAATTAACATCGGCTCCCTGAAAACTCATAATCGCTTGATCATCATCTCCTGTAAAAATTTGTATGTTTGGATTTTGTCTTAATACATCTACCATCTTCCACTGTAATGTAGAAAGATCTTGAGCCTCATCAACAAATAAAGCTTCTATATCTGGACACTCTCCTTTATTTATAAAATTAGAAATCATATCTGTAAAATCAATTTTATCTTTTCTAGTTTTATAATCTTCGTATGTTTCTACAAACCTAAATAATTCGTTATAGTGTAAATCATAATTGCCTTGCTCTTGAAAAACATCTTCTAAAGATATTCTTTTACTTCTTGATAATTGATACATATTTAAATACGCATCACCTTTTTTAAATCCTACCATATCAAAATCATTTTCTGCATCTTTAGACTTAGTAGTAAAATCTAATCCTATTGCCTCTGATATTTTTTTTAAATCAGTTCCTCTTATAACATCATCTATTTTACAACCTAAAGTATGAAAAGCCATTGAGTGTAATGTTTGAAAAAAAGGTAAATCATCTTCTTGCATATCATAGTCTTTACAAACTCTTTCTTTACTTTCAGTTGCGGCTTTCTTTGTAAAAGAAACATTGGCAATCTTAGAAGGATTTATTCCCTTATCAATAAACTCCTTTACTAATTTAGAGTTTGTTTGAGTTTTACCACATCCGGGCGGTCCTAATATTGTTTGTTCAATCAAAACGGTGGCTCCTCATCTTTATCAACTTCTACTTTTGGTAGATCAACTTCTCCTCTTTTAATTTCTGGTATAGACCAAACCCTTACAGTTTGCCATTTGTTTTTATTATCTTTAAATCTATATTGTTTATCTGCTTCAGATCCACCATTTAATTCTTTTAATCTTTCTGTTATTTGACCTCTAGTATAAATATTAAAATTATGTCTCTTTAAAAAATCTTGTAGAGAACTTAATTTAAAATATGTACAGTCTTCATCTGTCCAGGGTTTACCTGTCATTAATTCTTCTGGACTTCTTGCTTGTAATCTTGCAGTACAAAACATTTCTAATAATTCTTGAAACTGTCCTTTTTGCGTTAACTCTTCTGGAACAGATATTCTTGTAGCATTTGCTAATAAAGCATCTACCATTTCTCTCCAATCTGACTCTTTTAATCTTGCAGGCATTTTATACATTTGTTCCATACATGCTCTTTGAAAGTCTACCTGCATTTGTAATTGTTTTGTAGATAACTCTAACCTATGTCCATCTACATCAACAAACCAAACAGGTGGCTCTGATTCAACTACAGTTAATCCTCCGATAGTAGGCATGGATAAATTTGTACCTACACCAAACTTCATTGTTTTACATAATGATTTATTACAATGACTTTTTAAAGGCTCTTGTTTGCAAGCATAAAAATATTCTTTTTTCTCTAGTTGATTTTGTATCGTTACTATTTCTTTTGCAGGTAACGGTGGAGTACAATGATCGTTGTTATGTTTTTCAAGTAAGTCTTTCCAATTTTCTGGAGAAGCCATTTTATAATACAAACCTATATTTAACATTGTATTATTACGTCCACCTTCTGGTATACCAAACTCTGTTAATTGTCTTAAACAAGGAGGTCCCGATGGTAAAATATTTTTATTTGTTCCTATAACTATGTCTCTTAAATCTTTAATAGTAATTTTATTTTTCTCTGCTTTAGTAATAAAATCTTTTAAAGATACGTCATCTCCTTTATTATTTATTGCATAACGCATTGTGTATTTATAATTAAAGTAAGGAAGATTAATAAAGTTTCCTACATCTCCTCTCTCTACAATTACTTCTTCTTGTTTAGGAAATATTTCACAGTTACCATATCCTAATGCAGAAGCAAATTCTGAAAGTCTGTCTCTTATTTCTGTTGCAGTTATTTTTTCTTTTAAAAAAATATATAAATGTGCACCTCCAGATTTAGATCTACATAATGTAAGAGGTAATTTTAAACTTTTAATTTTCTTTGCTAAATTCTTTAAATCTAAATTGTATTCATCAATATCTAAAACACCAAAACCACATTTATTGTTTTCATCTATAGGTATACTGCCGATACCTCTTTTACCTTCTAAATGTTGTTGTAGTAAATCCAAAGACAACGGCTCTCGGACAATGTAACTTTTAGACATTTGTTTGCCGTGCTTAGTAGAATCTATTAATTCAGTCTGACCGTGTGCTTTAGAAAAACCTTTAAATAATTCGTAAAATCTTTTTGTAAGTGACTCCATAATAAGTATGCCCCCCGAAGGGGGCATTGCTCACAGTTAAAATGGTACGTCGTCTTTATTGGCATCTGTCGGTGGTAAAGCCGTTAACTCACCATCCTTGATACTTGTATGTAACGACTTAGCATCATTATAATACTCTATCTTATCCACCATTTTTTCATGTTCGATAATCCAAGAATACCAAGACCCTTTATCATTTCCCTCTTCTATAGTTTTTAATTTATAGATCTGTGAAAAAGATGGAAGAGTTTTACCATTATGTTTTTGCATCATCATAATACTCATCCATTGTCTTGATTTTTTTAACTGTGTTTTTTTCATGTCCACAATTGCATTCTCAAGAGTTCCATCTTCATGTACTATTTTTACATAGTGTTGAGCAGTTCTTACTAACTCATTACCATTTTCTAATAGTTCCATACCCGTCTCTTTATCTCTTTGAGCTTTTTTTACTTCGTCTGATGATCCAGATAATTCTCCTACAAAACCACCACCTTGTGTACGAGGTACAAACTCTAAAAGTTTTTGTTGAAAGTATGTTGGTATAACAAGTATACCCTCATCTGCACTCCAAAACTTTTTTGTTACAGTGTTAAAAATATCTCCTTGTCCTGCACCTTTTATAAAAGCAGAATCCGTTTTTTTAATTTGTGGACTCATAGCTTGTATTACTCTTATAAATGGTATTTGAACATCTGAAGACGATACTTCTTCAAAACCACCCCCAGAGTCTTTTGCCATTTCCTCTAGGATACTCACTTCTTTATTATTAACTTTACTCATCTTTACCTCCTTTAATTTTAGCGACTTGACCAACATGTGCTTTAAATAATTCTAAATCTATTTTTTGATTATTCTCAACACGTTCACGAACCAATTTCTTTAATGTAGATGGTTCTACCCACACACGTGCAGTAGTATCCATACCTTTATCATCAAGTTCAGATTGTACTGATCGTGCCATATTGTCTTCATTAATTCCAAAATTAACCATTACTTGGTTCTTAATGAAATCAGAAGCACCTATATCACGAAGATGTGACATAGCTTGTTCCCTTTGAATAGGATCTTTAGGCATCGTTGCACTTACAAAAGTAGAAAGTGAAACGGCATTACCATTTACTTCAACTTTATCCATACCCATTTCTCCCATTTTTGCAGGAATTAAATCAAACATATAAGATTGCTTTTTCTGTTTAAGAGTTTTTAACTCTTCTTCTAAAACATCTATCTGCTTGTTTAGGTTTGTGGCTTGGCGAATCAAATCACTTAGATCTTTACCACCTTCGGTAGATAAGTCTTTAAATTTGTCTGCATCTGCTTCTACCTCTTTCCATATTTCGTTATTCATAATAACATACCTCCTTGTCAGGTTTATTGTTGATAATCTCCAATGCCTCCACGAAAGGAAAGTTTGACGGGATAGTACATTTTTTCTATTCTATCCCACTTCAAAACAGTAACCTTTCCGTCATTGATATCACTGGCAACAGTAACGGCAACTCCAATCAGTGCAGGATCTCCAATTAATAATAAGAAGTCTTTATCAGAAAAGTTTTTAAGTTTTCTTTTAAATAAACTTATTATTCGCCCTGGACTTAGATGTAGTTGTTCTGATGGATTTGCTAATGGTAAAAGTTCACCGTACTTAGTAGCAGATAAAATATCTACTCTTGGATTTTCTTGTACCACGTATACTATTGACATAATGTATCCTTTCTGCTCTTAAACTATGGTCTACAATTAAGTAGACCACAATCATTGGAGTCACACGTAAAATTACGTATACATAAAACTATTCTATAAAATAAATAATGTCAACACTTGACTGTGATATTCCATAATGTACTATGATGGTATATTATGTACAAATTTAAGACACAACCTTTTAAGCATCAAGAAGATGTATTAAAAATATCTTGGAACCAATCTGTATGGGCATACTTTATGGAGATGGGTACAGGTAAATCTAAAGTGTGTATTGATAATGTAGGTATTTTATTTGAGAAAAATGAGATAGATACTTTTGTAGTTATTGCTCCAAAAGGAGTTTACAGAAACTGGTCTAATATAGAGATACCTGTGCATTTACCAGATCATATAGAAAAAGAAATTTGTGTATGGCGGCCCTCGCCAAATAAAAAAGAAAAACAATTATTATTATCTTTATTAAAAGAAAAAGTTCCGGGCGTTCTAAGAATTTTTGTAATGAATGTAGAAGCTTTGTCCACTGCCAAGGGAACATCGTACTTAGCCGCTTTATTAAAAAAATCGGTAACATTATTAGCTATTGACGAATCGACTGCTATAAAAAACCCTAAAGCAAAAAGAACAAAGACGATTATAAAGATAAGTCGTGGAGCAAAATATAAGCGAATCTTAACGGGTTCTCCTGTTACACAATCGCCATTAGATTTATGGGCGCAGTGTAATTTTTTGAGTCCTACCTTATTAGGAGAAACGGGAGATAACTTTTTTCAATACCAATATCGTTTTGCTATTATGAAAAAAACAACGGTTGGTGCTAACTCATTTAATATGGTAGTAGGTTATAAAAACTTAGATAAATTAAATGAATTACTTAAAAACTTTTCTTCTCGTATTATGAAAGAAGAGTGCCTGGACTTGCCTGATAAAGTTTATATTACAAGATCTGTTCAGTTAACTGAGGACCAGGAAAGAATATATTCAGAAATAAAAAACTTTGCTTTAGCTCAAATTAATGATGAAGAGTTTATGACTGCTCCAAATATTATGACGCAGTTAGTTCGCCTGCAACAAGTGTTATCGGGTCATACAAAAACTGATGAAGGAAATACTATAGAGATTAAAGATAATCGTTTGCCAGAACTTATTAATTGTATAGAAGATATGTCGGGTAAAGTAATTATATGGTCAAGATTTCGTTATGATATAAAAAGAATTTACGACACACTTACTAAGACTTACGGTTCCAGGTCCACGGTTACTTACTATGGTGACACTTCTGATGAAGATAGAAAACAAGCAATAGAACATTTTCAAAATGGAGATGCTAGGTTTTTTATTGGAAACCCTCAAACAGGTGGACATGGGATAACATTAACGGCGGCTAACAACGTTGTTTATTTTGCGAATAGTTTTGACTTAGCTCTTCGCATGCAGTCAGAAGATCGTTGCCACCGTATAGGTCAAAAGAAGAAAGTTACCTATGTAGATTTAATTGCAGAAAAAACAATTGATGAAAAGATTGTTAAAGCATTGGTAAACAAAAGAAAGATCGCTAGTTTAGTTATGGGCGATGAATTAAAACAATGGCTAACATAAAAGGAGAAAAATATGCCAGATATAACAAAGTATAAAAGTGTAGCAGTATCAATTGATACATGGAAAAAATTAAAAAGGTTGGAGAAAAAAACACATCGTTCTCCTGCAAAACAAATATCTTTTTTAGTTGAGATTGCAAGTACTGTTCCTTCAGAAAAAGATTTAATAAAAAGTAAAATAGGAGAAAGTAATGAGTGAACAAAAAGCGCAAGAGTTTTATTTAGAGTTGTCTGAAATGTTTGATGACAATAAATGTTTAGAACATGAAAAGATTATAGCTTTAATTCGGGTGGCTCTAGAAAAAGGAGGACAAGGAGAAATGGGTGTCTTTAAAGTATGTGATGTTTTAGCAAAAGTTAGAAGCACTACGTTAAAAATGATAGCAGGTAAAAAAGCTAGTTTTGATACAATACTAGAAGACTTTGCTCCTGAAAAAAGCAATAAAACTTTACATTAGATAATGTAGATGGTATTTAATGCTTATGGTAAATACACACTGTAAGTCGGTATTAAGATCTCATTGGGCAGACATTTTGTGTGAATTAAGAAAAAAAACTAAAATGTCTCGGGAAGAATTATCTTTTGAATCAGGTGTCGGAGTTAGCACCATAGAAAACTATGAGCGAATGAAAATATCAGAACCATCTATTTACAAAATGGAATTACTTCTCCGGGCTATGGGTTATGAGCTTGATGCCATCTTTATAGATAATAACTCTTCAAATTAACTTATCTCTTTTTTTTCTTTTTTATCTTTAATTGAACTTTATATACAATGTCTGGTGGCGCCATAAAATAATTAAAACCACTATGCTCAAATATCATAATGGTTTTTTGCTTACTTAGTCCCCACTTAAAAGGTTTTGCGTTATCTTGAATAAGAAGTTTAAAAAAATTATAATCTTTTGGATTATCTTTTTCAGAAAAATACCAGATGTTTTCTACATCTAAAACCATAGCATAAGGATTTGACTTGTGATCAATTGTCCACTTTATGTGTTTGTCAAACTCTACTATCTTTTTTAGATCCATTCTCTGCCTCAATAATTGCTAAACCTATTTTTTCGATGATCTGAGGGACGACCGTGTTTCCCAAGGCACGGAGTCTAGGTACCCGATTGGGTACCCCATAAGCCACTCGACCCACGTTGGGTTCAGAGTCCCACCAACTGCTCCTGCCAATTTTCCTTTTTTCTTTGCTTTTTCGTAATTCGTGTTCTGTCCTCGATCCTTGTAATCCCTTGCCGTTGGTGTCGGAAACATTTGCACCGTGTCTGCTAGACTTAGACTGTGTGTGTTCTTGCCGTCCTTGGATATTCGTCTTCCCGTTTTTGTTAACTCTATGTTTTTGTGTTCTGTTTCTTGAGTCGTCGGTGTCGGAAACATCCATTCTTTCATTCTGGGTGGACGAAGGGTTGTCCCGTTCATCATTTTTCTTGCTTCTTCCTCGGTCAACTGACCCTGCTCCACTTTTCTCCTCATTATCATTGTCATTCCCTCGGACGCATGACCGTATCCTTTTGTCGTCGGGGTTGGCCACATCTCCTGATGCACTACTTGTTCCCTCAGATTCCCAGAGCGAGATCTGTTTTTTCTGTTCTTTTGATTGGTAGAACATTTCTCTTTCTCTCTCGGAGGCAAATGATCCATCGTGTTCGGTGTCGCCCAAGTGTCCGATGATCCAGAGCCTTTGCCTTTGATGGGGGGCGCCGACCGATGAAGCTTGAATATTAAACGTCCTTGTGGAGTAGCCTTCACTCTCCAAGTCATGTAATACTTCGTCCAAGCCCAATTTGACGAGTCCATTAACGTTTTCTCCAATAACCCAAGTGGGTCGGTGCTCTTTGATAAGTCTAAACATTTCTGGCCAGAGGTGTCTAGGATCGTCTTTCGCTCTTTGATCTCCTGCGACTGAATAGGGTTGGCAGGGGAATCCTCCACAAATAACATCGGGAGTTGTTCGGGTTGTTTCTTTTGTGACATTTTTTATATCTCCTAATATCGGGACTTCGGGAAAATGATGTTTCAATACTGCCTGACAATACTCATCATTCTCCACAAAAGCTATGGTTTCAAAATGACCTGTTGATTCTAGTCCAAGTGAAAATCCACCTATACCAGAAAAAAGATCTAAAACTTTTAGTTTTTTTATCATCTTTTATGTTCCATACATGGGAAAGTTATATTTTTTTCTTATTCTAGTTGCAGTCTTTGAACTCATAAACTGTTCGCCCTTTAATATCTGCAATACAAACGTATAAGATAAATCCACTTCCCAAGTAAGTTGTGTAATAGTTAATCCTTTGTCTTTAGCTATCTGATACAACATCTTACTATGGGGGGTCGGGACATTCTTATAGTCATCTAAGTTTACTGCTTTTTTACCCATTTTTAATTCTGTCCAATGCTTTTATTAAACTACTTTTAGAAATAAACTCGTCGTGCATAATGTGTCTTTCTAAAATATCAATCGCATTAGACCAAGTAATTAATTCGGGTTTTTGTTCTTCGGGTTTTTGTTCTGCTTTATTATTCATAATTTCCTCCTATATAATTATCAAATTCTTCTTTTTTAAACTTTCGCGGCACATCGTGAATTCGCCAATCTACACCTTGCCACCCTAAAGATTGTTCTACACCTTGTAAAAATGCTTTTCTTTCTTCTAATGTTTTAAAACTGTAGACGGCTAAATCTGTTTCAGGACCGGGATTCTCTCCCCATAAAATAGTTACATGAAACTTACTCATTTATTTCTCCTATTTTTCATTGGACGATATTCCAGATCTTCCATTGTATTTAACATATTAACTAGATCCTCTAATGCTTTTTGTCCTCTCTTGGTTAATAGTTCGTGATCTTTAAAAACTTTTAAAATAAGATTTTTTAATTGATCTACTTCATACATCTCAAAATAATTTCCTAAATTTTTATGATCCTCTGTTAAAGCTTTTTTTTGATATCCTATGAAAGCCATTGTTTTCTCCTTTCTCTAAAAATAGTTTTTTATAACACTTATGACAATAATATTTTTCATGCTCTAAAACATCTGCTTTAAAAACACAGATACTGCATTTATGTACAGATGTTCTCCAAGCATCATCAAAAAGTCCCATAATACTTCTCCCTAAAATACTCCTGCAAATTCATTTGCTTCACCTACATAATTACCAGAAATATGTAAATCGGGAAACATTTGTTTTAACTTATCAATTACGGGAACGGGTGGCGACCAAGCAGTATTAAAAGTTATAGATATAAATTCATAATATTCTTTATCTATATCAATGGTACAATGACAACTGTTCCACTTGGTGTCCCAATTTTCAATACACCAATCATACCAATTCGGGATACCTTTCTTTTCACATCTTTTTCTATCCTCATCAGAAAGATTTCCCCTAAACATATTCTTCGGGGGTGGTACTATCTTTTCAAAATCAAGTATCTGTCTTTTTGTACCATCGTCATACTTTTCTATTTTCGTGACCTTTTTTAAAAAGTCATCAACACTTTTTCTCCTTTCTTTTGTATCTTCTGACACATTATGAAATTGTATTTCTAATTCGTTTCTAGTCCAATTTGGCATTATTTTCTCCTTTCACGAAGTTTTTGGTTTTCTAATTCTTGCGTTTCTTCAATCTCGGTATGAAGAAAAACTCCATAGTCATACCCTTCTTTGTAATCGTGTGTGTAGTTGTCTTCATCTCGTACCCCGACCATAAGACCATCGTGTACTCCGTCCTTGAAATCTTTCTTGGTTTCATTCTCATACTTGTACTCAATATCTTTTAGTCGGTGGATCTCATTGATTATTTCTTCAATAGCATTACCACCTAACCCCTCATCTGGATTAGTAGTCCATCTCTTTAAACCATTGTCGCCGACTAAAGATTCAAATATTTTATCAAGACCTTTCTCTAACATTTGTTCATACTTCATTTTAAGTTCTCCTTTCCTCTTGTTATTTCATAATCTGAATTACTTAAATCATTTCCGTGATAAGTCACAAGTGCAATTTTTCCATCATCTAATGGTATTTTAGATGTTATATCCTCATACTGCTTATAATCAGAAAGTGATGTTGCCTCTGTTTCATTTATCACAAAAAATATTTCATCTTGGTCAAGTTTCCTATCACACTCTATAGTGTATCTATCAGTACTTCTCGACCAATCCTCAAATCCATATTCATACTTCATTTTTAATCTCCTAAATTATTTTCTTGTTTAAGTCTTTTTACCTGCTCGGTTGTTAAACCATATTCAGATATCGGGTCTACTTCAAATCTATTACAACTAGAAGTAAATGGGTCGGTGATAAAAAAACCTTCCCACTCAAACCCTAATTGTTTATGTTTTCCACTACCTATGTAATTTAGTTCAGGCATTTTCGTCCTCCTCATTTTTATAAACAATTCCGACACTCTCAAAAATAACTTCAACCTCATCAAGTAATTGATTGAAGTGTTCTTGACCTTCTTCGGTGTAACTATGTTCAGTTTTTATTTGTGCATATTTATCACCTAATCGTTCTTGCAATAATTTATCTGCAAGTTCGCAAGTGACCTCTATAAAGTCACTTGCGCTCATGTAATATTTTTTACTCATTTAAATACCCCACTCCATATATTTTTTTATAATAAGAATAAAATTCGCCCTCTAACTTTGGGGCAAGTCTTCTATATTCTTTCTCACTAACAAAAAAGTCTTCTCTTACATTTTTATAATCGTGAATAAAATCTTCAAAAGTTTCTTTCGCATAATAAGAATTATTCTTTTTTGCTCTTTCATATAGTTGTTTTAAATTCATGCAACACCTCTGTCCCACATAGACATATAAGATATTAAAAAATCCCTTTGCTTTTTAGTAAAAGAAATCGGTTTCTCGTGCTTGCCATACAATAGATCATCGGCAGATTTATAAGGCAAATTGTTAAACTTG